TTTGATTTACATAAATATTTCCACTTCTATAAGATCCTGTAGCGTGCCAAATACATCCTCCTCGCTTATTTTCTTCGCTAAGAGTAGGAGATGCTGCTTGATATTTCCAAGGACAGCCTCCACTAATAATTTGTCTACGAGGAACTGTAATTCCTGCAATATCAAAAGGCGCCGCTAATTCAAAAGTTACTTGAATAATATTTTTATCTTTAATTCGATCAAGGACATAAGTTGTTTTTGGATACTCTACAGGGGGATTTCCTGCTCCACTATCCCCACTCTCACCTACCAGATATTTCTTCAAAGTAAGACGGCGAGTAATTCTACGACCAATTAACTCTTCAAATTCCATTCCAATTGCGTCTGAAAAAACACTCGCAATATTTGCTACAGTCAGAATTGGGCGAGAGTATGAACCGTCTGAAGAAATATCAAATCCTTCTGCTTCAATCGGCAAAGAAATATAGGTCTGAGCCGCTCCAGAAGAGTCACGAAACTGAATAGTAGAAGAATCATAGTTAGAAGTAAAATAAGCAAAAGACCCATCAGCGTACTCTAAATCAAAAAGAGTAACTAACTCTGAGCCCGGGTCCTGCTTTTGTACCGCTTCTATAATTTCACTCATGGTTCATAAACTCGTCGAAAGGTTGCTCCACAGGAATAAAATCCATCATTATTATAACCAATTGAGTAGTCTTCACAAACTACACGAATAGTAGTTTCTCCTCCAGCCCCGTTTGAGTCTGGATAAGTAAAAGCAAAGCTTGTAACACCTTTTTTACTATCAAAGAAAGCTACAATATCGTCAATCTCTTCTTTTTCTCGATTGTTAAAAGATACTGCGTAACTTTCATCAAGATTGTTGATGCCTTGAGCAAGACGTTGTTCGTACCCATCTCCAAATGCTGCTCTATACGTTTTCGGCTTTGTTGCCCGCCGCAAACTTTTGTCTGGAATACGATTAGTCGCTGTTAAATCTACAAATCCAATTGCCATTATGCAGCTCCATACGGGCTAAGCATACCACCAGGCCGCTTCTGCCGCTGTAGTTCTTCTTGTACTGCTGCCGAAATTGCTTTTCCAAGTGCTCCGGCTTGTTGATTATCCATTTGAGTATTGCTTTGAGCATTTCCATTTTGATCCACAGAAACATTCACAGTTACATTGTTTGTACCCCCAGCACCACCGTTTCTCAGTTCAACAGGAATTGAGTTTCCATTCGGAAGCGGTACTACTGCTTCTGTGCCATGAAGAATTGCGGGATACCCAGCATTACGTCCTCGCGCGATTCCGCCTGTGGCGTAGCCTTGCATGACCCCGCCGTATCGTGCTGTCGGAGGTGTAGCAATACCGCCGCCGCTAAATCCACCAAAACCAGGAAAAGCTGCAAGAAGTGCACGAGTTATTAGCATCTGGCTAAGAACTTTTGCAAGCTCTTGAAGAATACCTGTTGCCATGCTTGCAAAAGCATCTTTTACGCTCGTTGTTCCTGTAATAATGCCTTCCAAGCCTTTTTGAAGTCCCGAAGTTACTGCTTGATTAATGGAATTTTGAGCTTCGATAGCTTCGTTTAAGAAAAATTGAGCTTCTGTCCGCTCTCGAATAGTTGCAATATCTTCTTGTGTTAGTTTTTCTCCTCTATTTTTATACTCAAGAATCCTTTGGTTAAATTGTTCTTCTATAGGATTGAGTGAAAGAGATTGACGCCGCTGTGCTAGTGCTTGAGTATCTAAGTTTAATTGATTTAGGGCGATTTCTTTTACGAGTTTTAGTTTTCGTTCCTGAAGATTAAGGTCTGCAATTTCATTTGCCAAAGCATCTCTTTGCTCTTGTAGCCCCGCTAGTCTTTCTTCTTTTTCTTTCCCCGTTAGTCTAGAAATATCTACAGCGATAGCACGAAACCTTTCCTGTGCAAGTTGTCTTTTTTCATCAATTGCAGCTAGTTCTTGGCCGCGAGCCTGTGCAGCAGCCTGCCCTTGAGTAAGCCCCAGAGTAGAAACACCTGCTTGAGTTGCATTCAAGTTACGCTGAGCAAGAGCAATTCGATTAGTAATTGCAAGCTGTTGAATCCTACTAGCCAATACTAGCTTTTCTAACTCGATGGCGCGCTCACGAAGATCATTACCTTCTACTATTTGTCGTGATTCTTCGTTTGCAGTTTCAACGCCCTCTTTTGCGAGCTCAAGAGCTCTTTCTGCGTTTATAACTGCTTGATCGCGTTCTCCATTAGATTGTTTTTGAGCAATAGATAAAGCTGTTTCTGCACTTACAACATTTTGTTTAGCAGCCTCAATCTTATTCTGGGCTTCTAGTTCGGAAATAGCTAAACGAGCAATTCGGGCTTGAAAAGTTTCAGAGTTCTTATCTATTTTTGCAATTTCAAGCTTATTTGCTGAAATCTTTGCTTGAATAGCAAGCTGCTCACCTTGGCCTTTAGCTGCAATTGCTAAAAGCGTTTTGGTGTCCTCAATTGCTTTGAGACGGAGCCTCTCCTGCTCTTTGGCAGCCTCTAGCTCCTGCTTCTTTGCTTCTACGGCTTCTTTATCCGCTTCAGTTTGAGCATTTACAAAACTTTTTACGTTTCTTTGTTTTTTTGGATCAAAAGTGATAGTTGTAGTAAGAGGACCAGAACGTACTTTTTCTAGTCGTGCAATTTCATCTTCAAATTTCTTTACGTCGCTTTGAAACTGGGGGCCTTCCTTTACGCCCACTTGAATTTGAAGATCTAGTTGCCTCTGCAGCGAGTTCACAAGCCCCTCTAAAGGAGCACGCTCAATCGTATTAACCAGATTGTTTAGCTCATTGTCTACATCTTTTTGAGCTTGAGAAAGCTGCTCTCCAGCTTTAGCTCCTTGAATAGCAGAATTTGAAAATTCCAATAAAGCTTTACTTTGTGCTGTAGTTAGAGGAGTTCCCGCTTTTATAGCATCATGTAAGGATTGATACTGGGGGTTTAACTCAACAAGACGCGCACTGACTTTTAACAAACCTTGTTGTTGCACTTCGTACTGGTCCGAACCAGGGTCTAAAGTAGAAAGCTTATTAACATCTGCAATTAGCCGACCAATATTAGCTTCTTGTATAGCGTTTCCGAGTTGAATTACTTTCTCTCTTACACTCAGCAACCCTACATCAGCGCGAAGCTCTACTGTTTTTCCTAAGTGTTCGGCAGTCTCCTCGAGGCGAGAATTTAGCTCATCCATTTCTTTCTTGGCGCGCTTTGCTTCATCAGAAATAGGGAAAAACGCTTGATAGGCAGCCTTACCGATATCAAATAGGAGAAGAGCAATACCAATTAAACCAACTCCTTTAAAGACTTTATCCAGCATACCCGCAGCAAAACTACCAAGCTTTACAACTCCTGAGAAAGCTTTTTGCCAAATTAAATTTGTTTGTGCAGCAATAACCGCAGAGCCCGTTTGAAGACCTTTAAGACTTAATAAACTACGCTTTACAAAACCTTCTACAATTTGAGAACGAATTCTATAAGAACGACGCAAGTCAGCAACTTGCTGTGCGTTGAAACCTTTTAACTTTCCTGTAGTAACTTTTCCAAATTGATCTATTTGTTTTTCTGCTGCTGTAAGTGTTCGATCTGCATTTCTACGAGCGGCGGAGCTGTCAGTGGCTCCGGAAATAAAGTCCATTCCTAGACGACTCTTTTTCTTTTCTCCGGTGGTGGGTGTAACCCCTCCGGCACGAGCAAGCTCATCAGCTTTTTTCCTTGCTGCTTCTTGGTCTTGAGTATAGGTTTTCAAAGCATTTGAGCTGTCGACTAGAGCATCCTGAGCGCTCTCTAGAGACCTTTTCGCAGCCTCCCCCGCCTCTTTAGCAACCTTAGACATATTTCCAAGGCTAGGAATAATTGCTTTTGTGATAGGAAGAGCAAAAAGAGTTAGTGCAGCTACTAAAGAAGTAATATTCCCAGACAGGAAGCTTAGTGCAGGGCCTAAAACAGACACTACTCCTGTTTTAACAGTATTTAAAAGATCATCAAAAGACTTTGCAAACTGCTGAACAGCAAAAGCATCTTTATCAATAATTTTTCCAATTTTACCAAACTTTGTTTCTGCTTCATCAAGAACAAAGTTTGCAACAGCTTGGCTACGTTCAAAAGCATTTAGTTCGTCTTTTGTTTTACCAATGCTTGCAGCATATTGTCGAGTTGCAGGATCAAGACGAAGAATAATACCTAGTTCGTCGAGAAGTTCCGGCTCAGCTTTTGTAACCCCTCGAATAAGACGATTAAAAGAATCTGTAAGATCTCGACCAAGTGCAAAAGAAACATTTTTAGCGGCAGTTGCTAAGCCTTCGAGCTGCTCTCCGCTAAGGCCCGCAGCAGTACCAATTGCAGTAGCTTGTGCAGCTTCTGCGTATTTTAACTGGCCATCTGTAGCTTCTTGTAGAGATTTTGTAATACGAGAATATGCAACACCAGTAACTGCACCAAACTGAGCTTGCCCTTCCGTAAGATTTTTAAAGTCCGCTGCGGATTGTAAGAAGTTAAATGCAGCGCTTACTGCGAATGCCTGGGCAGCAAGAGTAGCATATGCAGGAACGAGACCGCCAGAAATACCCTGCTGCATTTTGGAAAAGTTTTTTGTAGCATTTGCAGAGATTTGAGCAACCCCTTTAAGGTTGCGATCTGCTTCTTGCGAGCCCTTACCTACTTTGCCTAGGCTTTGTTCGAGCTTTTTTGCATCAACAGCAAGACGCTTAGTAGTGCCCTTATCGTCGACAATTACATCTATATAAACTTTTCTTGCCATTATCTTTGCACATTATGGGTGTACTGTTTGCCACCGCTTTTGGCTTTGCGCTCTTCTTCTTTACGCCGCCGTTCTTGCTGTTCTGCTTTATGATTTACTATGATATTTTCATAAAGCTTTGCAAAGTAAATTATTTCTTTTGGGTTTTCTATGTCGTAAACTTGAAAAAGAAAGTCTGCTGATGCCCAGTCTTTTCCCATATATAAGCCTGACATTCCATCCCATCTATCGGGGAGTAAGCTAAATATAAAAAATGCCACTTGAACCTCTTCTGGGAAAGCAGAAGCGTCCAGTGGCATTTTAGAGGGGTCTGGCTCTTCTCCTAACTGCTCGCAAAGTCTTAGATACTTGTCAACGTCAAAAGAGGTTGTTTGCTCTTTTACATACCGCTCGAGTAGCTGGGTTATTTCAGCTACTTGCGCCCGGTAAAATTTTCCAGGTCACTCACGGTTTCAGTAACCCAAGTATCAAAAGAAGTTGCATTCTTCATTAGCAACTCTGCGTTTTCTTGCGTATAGAGAAGCTCGCTATCAGGGTCCAGGTCTCCTATATCTACCAAAAGAAGCTCTTCTAGGTACCGATACTTGAGGCCAGACCAGCCTTTAATAACTGCTTTGCAGTATTCAGTAAGAAACTTGTCATCATCCAGCGTTTCTTCTGCTTGATGCGTTTTCTTATTAAATTTCGTAGAAAGACACCGCTTACGTAGCTTTACTAGCTCTTCCCGTGCCAAGTAGCACAGGTCTACGCTCATTCCGGAGAATCCGGGAAAATCTACTGCTACGGTTTTACTTGAAGTCATCAGACTTGCGAGAGAAATAGGGGCGTCACTCATAAATAAAAATTCCTTTCTTGTGGGATTGGGGTGAATTTCTTATACTGGTTATTATATGTGAGAGGAGAAGAAAAGTCAAGAATTATTTTTTAAAACGTGAAAGAAAAAAGGGGCCAAAGCCCCTTTTTTACGAATTGGTGATTGCTTATGCAGCGCCAACGTAGGTAAGAGCAACTTCGTCTGTCTCACCAATTGTGCTGGGAAGACCATGGAAGTTTGTCTCAACTGCAATAACATCATCAATCGAGTGCGAAGGAATCTCAAAGTGCGCCGTAGGCATAGAGACTTCCAGACGCGGAGTGCCAGAAGCACCGCCAATCTTGAACGTAGTAGCAAACGAGTTTACAATCTTTTCACGAGCTGCGCTAGATGTAAGATCCGCGTAAAAATCTGTGGAAGTTCCCAGATTGCTAACAGTATCAAGGTTAAGATAGCAGGTAAAGTTACCGCTTACAGAACGAGTACCTGTAACGTGTCCGACAGGCACGTTTACAATACCAAGTTCTTCAGGAGTGATAAACGTAATATTATTAGAAATCGTAATATTACCACCAGTCAGTGTAAGCGTATAGACCCCGTTGCTGGACTCGCCAGGGAACGTGGTTGTATCACCCGCTGTAATTGTGAGTTGAGTAAGACGGTTACGAATAAAGTTATCCGTAGCTGTAATATCTTCTGTCACAGTAGCTGTAGGTGCGGCGCTTTCAGTAACAGTTGCTGCGAAACCAGACCAGTTAACGGTAGCAAGACCGTCAATGTCAAAGTCCAGAGAAGCTTCGTTTACAACTGCGCCGGTCAACTTATACACAGTCGGATTTGCACCATCTGCATCAAGAGCAAAGTAAATGTTGCAAGTACCAAGAGTAGACTTATTTGAACTATCAAAATCAATATTCAAATCCGTCGTATCACGGGTAAATCCTGTAAAGTCATAGCTTGCGTAAGCGGCATCACCAGCCATCAAAGCCCAAAGGACTTCTTCAACGGCATGATGCTCACCTGCGGTATCGTTTGCTGCGCCAGAACCTGTACCTGCGGTTTTAAACGGACGAACATAAGTAGAAAAGGACCACTCAGCCGGTGCCAAAGAGTCGTTGAACAGTCGACGTCCACGACGGCTGACCCCGCCGGAGCTTTCCATTTCTTGCAATGTTACTTCCGTTGAGTTTGTGCTTTGAGAGAAACTAAAACCATCGAGAACAGGCAGTTCCCAAACATCGGAACCGATCTCGATGTATACTTTAGTATCCCTACTAAAATATAAAACGTCAGCCATTGTAATCTCCTATTTCCTTGAAAAGACTTGGACGTGAACTTTTGTTCGTGCCAGCATTTTCTAATATTGAACCTCAATGACGACTTCTCCGACGCCAAGAGGTTCGAGCACACCTTCATCAGTATCAATACTGACAACAGTGATTTGTTGAGTGTTGAAACGGCGATTCTGAGCATCTCGATACTCGAGCCTAGAGTTTTCTTCTAGGACTGTTTCAACATCTTCCATTAAAGCATTTAATGCTGCTTGCGCATCTTCTTCATTTACATAACAACGAATTGTTACTGTAAGAAACCTGTCTTTATATCCACCCGCTTGATACTGACGGGTCTCTCCACCTGCATTTAAATGAATTGCAGGAAACTCTTCAACTTCGTCCCAAAACTTTAATCGAGGGTGAACATTTTCATTAACATCTGTTAAAAAAGCACCGGATCCATTAATTGTTTTCAGCTTTTCAGTAAGAGCTTCTACAATATTTAAACGTCGTGATGTATAATCTCTTTCTGCCATTACACTCTCCGGGTGTACAATCTACCTACTACAAGTTTTGTTGCAATTTCACGAATAGAAGCATCAATTAATCTTCGTGG